CATCCCGCGATGATATAAATGATACCGGGTATAACGGTGGTGAATTTCGTCCCTACCGGCTGTTGACCGATAAACTCTATAATGGTTCCGGCCAGGCCCATGATGCCGAGCCAGAATTGCCATCTCGTCCAGAATTTGTTTTTCATCTCTACCTCACTTTGTTTTCTCCGGCTGGTATAACCCCAGCGGCTGGCATTCAAAGTCAAAGATCTTGTCCGTCTGGGGCTCGATGAGTTTGGCTTCCCAGCCGTTTCCTTTTTTCAAGACCACCAGGTTGAACCCGTGGTAAGCCCTGCCCGCCCAGCCCCACACCTCCACCGCGGAAGCGATGCCGTATTCCTGGGTCAGCCGGGACGTCAACAGCTCCGCGTAATTATCACAGTTGAAAAATTTGGAATAAGTGATGAGGTTTGTCCAGTCCAGCGATAGGATCCTCTGCAGTTCCTCTTCCGTACAGGTCTGGAAGCTTTCGTTTTCCATGTCCGTCTTGAGCGTGGGGTATTTGACCTGCGCCGTTTGCGCCCACTGCGCCGCTGTGATCTCCACCAGCTGCACCGGCGTGGACAGGTTGTACTTAAAATTCAGATCGTCGATTTCTTTGGCGTATGCAGCCTTCTGTTTATCGCTCATGCCGGCGGAAGTTGTCTTGATAATCTCTTCCAGCGTCTGGACGGTGGACGGTTTGAACCAGTTTTTAATACACATATCAGGCCCTCGCTATCTCAATAAGTTTCCAGATTCCCGTCCCCAGTAATCCCGATCCCAATAGAAAGGCGGCCACGGTGATAACGGTATTACGGAACTTAAAAAAGTTTGACTTTAATTCTTCGTGGTCTTTGCATAGTCCTGGTTGCCCGTTGTAACCGGCTAACGCTGTTTTCACTGCGGCCACGTCTTCGACTAAACCGTCTACTTTTTCCTCGAGTGATCTTTTGTCCGCCATGTCTTGCCCCTCTCGTTATCTCTATATCTCGTCCAGTATGTCTTTGAATCTGCTCCCCACCTCGATGTGGATCTGCTCCGGGTGGCTCTCTATATCCGGTTTGTCTATACGCACTACCGGAAGTCCCGTATACGTAACACCGCGTTTGGTGGTGACGTTTACCAAACTACCCAGTTGCAGCTCCTCCCACTCCCGCCCCTCTTCCACGGAAAGGTCTACTAGGTTGACATCTACCGATAGCACGGGGACTTTTATTTCATCGAGGTAAACCCGCGCCTGTTCTATCAGGGTGTCCACGTTGGCGGTGCTGAAACTATTATCCGTGGAACAGATCAGCGTCCTGTCAGTCTGGGGCAGGGATATAAGATATGCCGCGTGAGTGTAGGAGATGACGTAAGGCGTGGACGCGTCATAATCCGCGATGGCGCAGCGGCAACTGCGTTCATCCGCCCCTTGTTTCCAGGACGCGCTAACGTTGGTGTAGCCGGTGGCGCTCCAGACCTGTACCTCCCTGATCCTGGCGTAAGCTGGTGTGGAGCTGAAGTTATAGGCCATGAACCTGACGCCGGTAATGGTCTGCTGTGGGAACGTGATGATGTTCCAACCTGCGCCATAGATAGCATACCCCTGCACCACATGCCACGCCCCCCCGTAATAGATGGAGGTTTCGATAGCACATTCAGGGCTGTAAATCTGCACTTGCGTAGAAGCAATAGCATCGAACGTACATTCCAGATATATGGTATAGGCACCAGGGTCTAAAATTCTGTTAGCGTTGGACGAGAGGTTGCCGTCTATGGCCCATTCCGGATGCGCCCATGACCCCGATGGGGATCCCCCCACCTCATTTATGGCGCTAGTTGGCGTTACCCACCCCCCTCCGGCTTTGCTGATGGTAACGTTAGCGGGCAACGCCGCCCCCACCGCCGTCCAGTCTTTATAGGCGCCGTAGGTTTGCGCCAGCGTCAGGTAGCCGTAAGTGGCGTCTGAACTTTTTACGGCGTTGACGAGGGTGAAAGTTTTGGTAGAGGGATATAGTGCGGACGCGCCTACCGGGTAGAGTTTGTTAAAATAGGGGATGTAATCGGTCTGGACCGTAACGCCCAGCATGTTTTTATTTTCCCGGATTTGCTGGCCTTTGTTCTCCCCGATGACACTCTTCAGCCACAGCCGCCACGTTGTTGGCGCGGCAGGATCGAAGTCCACATAGAGGTAGCCGCCCACCGTATCCCTGACATCCGGACACGCCTGCCAGATGTTCTTGCCGCTGGCTATGGCCAGCAGAAACGTTTTATCCAGCACCGGATCCACGCCTCCCAGCGTAATTAAAGCCGTCTCCTGCAGGGCGAGGAACGCGGTGATATGGGCGGTAGCGGTGTCAGTGTCACTGTAGCCGATGACTGGTTTTCCTTTGGTTAAAGAAAACCCCAGGCCCTTGCACGTGACCGTCAGCACGTCCTGATTTTCTTCCGGGGTGACGATGTGGTAAATGCCCTTGAGCGTGTTGTCTTTATAGCGGTAGATGAGGTTGGGGAAGACGAGATAGGCGGCCGCCGCCCCATCCGCCGGCGTCTTGAAATCAAAGGTGTCCAGCTCGTTGACGCTGA